CAACCTGTTCATAAACTTCTTTCGGTTCTCTCGTTCAAGGGAGGTCAGACCTTGGAGTGTTTTGGCAACGCGCTTTGTCTGAAGATTTTGACTTCTCTTCTTGGCTTTTTCCATCTTCTTCTTTGCGTCTTCAGCCTTTTTCTTGTCTTCAATCATTTGTTGTTCCATCTCCTCCTTTTTCTTTTTGGCAGCTTGTTCAGCCTTTCGCTCCGCATTGAGTGCTTTGGCACTGGATACCACCTTATTAGCACCGTTAGTTGTCAACCTGTTCATAAACTTCTTTCGGTTCTCACGCTCGAGGGAGGTCAAACCTTGGAGTGTTTTGGCAACAGTTTTTATTTGAAGATTTCTATTTTTCTTTGCTGCCTCTTCAGCCTTGCGTTTGGCTATCTCGTCATTTAAAACCTTTTGTTTTTCAGTCTTTCTACGTACATTTTCAGCGTTTGCTTCCCTCAATATGTTACGCTTGTCTTCAGTCTTCAGTCGTTCGATGTATTTTCTACGATTGTTCTTTGTAAGGTTCGTAAACTTTTGAAGTTGTGTAGATAAATTCTTCATATTCTGTTCTTTTCCAGTTCTCAAACCTCGAACTCGTGCATTCCTTTCGATCGCACGTTTCATGATAACATCTGCAGTACTTGGTGCCATCTTAAAATTATTCATATATTTAGCCCTCTCTTCATTTGTTAGATTTCTAAGAGAACGAAGTTTGGTATCGAAGGCTTTTGTATTTTCACCAAGTTTTTTCTTACGCTCTTCGTTTGCCATATTCTTTTTCCTTTGAATGTTAAGAGCTACTGCATTTGAAATAACCTTTTCTTGTCCATTTTGTGGGAGCTTGTTCATAAATGATTTACGATTTTCCCGAGTAAGTGTTGTCAAGCCCTGTAAAGCCTTTGCGACATCCTTTGTTGTTTTGTTCTTATTCTTTCTCGCAGTCTTTCTATTTGAGTTGAGCTTTTCAGCTTCTTTCAACACACCCTCTACAGGTTCAATTTGAAGTCTATTTTTGAACTCGGCACGTTCATCTGTGGTGAGATTTGTAAGTGTCTTAAGCTTAGTTTCTGCGGCAGCCTTTTGAGCTTTAGCATTTGCGTTGACAAGACCCTTGATTGGTGTAATATTCACGTGGGGTGTACTCAATTGTTTGAGATACACATCCTTCTTAGATTGTGGGATTGCGGACTTTCTCACATAGTTTCTCACAACATCTTTGTCCTTCTCGTTCTCAGAGTTCCTTGCCTTTGACACCGCAATGAGGTCTACAAGCAATGCTTTACCATCCTTAAGGTCAGACATGTACTCCTCCATCTCCTTACTTGTGAGATGTTTGAGACCTCTCAAATGAGACTCAAGTTTCTTTTCATCTTTGAGCTTTTGAGCTTCTTCAGCCTTACGTCTTTTCTCTTCATCGAGACGATTTTGCTCATTGCGACGATTTTTCACATTTTTATTTAACCGATTACCTTCATTCTTCAGTGATTGAATATTAGTATTTGCGCTGACAATCTTTCTAATTAAACCAGATCTCTGATTTGGTGTCAAATCATTGAGAGTATTGAGGTATGTAGAAAGTTCGGTTTTCTTTTGTGCGATTTCATCGTTGCGAGATTTCAATACTTTATTAAGTTCTCTAATTTCACGCTTAATACTATTCATATCTGTATTGACCTCAACACGATTGAGGAATGATTGTTTATTGGTATTTGGAAGTCTCGTCTCTTTGAGGTAGCCACGAAGATCGTCCTTCTTTGCGTTAACGGCTTTAGCATTACTCAATGCTTTCATCTTAATAGCCTCCTTTTTGAGTTTGTCGAGGGTTGATCGACCACTATTGAACTTATTTAGGATATTTTTACTATTGATACCCAAATTATTGATATAGTTGGAGAGTTCTTGACGTTGTGCAGCTTTCGCCTTTACTGCGGTGTTTATATTGGTTGCTCGACTTTTGAGATTGTTCAAAGTCGCAGCTTCACTATCAAAGTTTTTGAGAATGGCAGCTCTATTAGTGTTACTAATATTGAGACCATTCATGTGTTCTACAAGACTTTCTCTATTTTGTGCCATCTTTTCCGATACTCGTTTAATCAAGAGTGAGTTTGCTTCATTACGAGCATTTTGTAATGATATAGTGCCATTGGCATTAAACTTATTGAGAACAGTTTTAGTATCCGTATTTGAAAGTCCAATTTTCTTGAGATAATTGTCAACTTCAACTCTGGTTGCGAGTCGTTTTTCAACTTTTCGCTTCTTTGAAAGTTCATCAATTGTTACTCTCAATGATGTCAAGGTTGTATTCTTATTGGCATTAAACATATTGAGAATGCGCGTCTTATTTGAAACATTCAGATTTGTCCCATCAAGAATTGCCTCAAGCTCACTACGATTTTGAGATCTCTTTTGAGCAATCCTCTTGTTTCTTAATTTTACAGCTTCATTTTTGAGAGCATTCACCGTCGCATTTGACTTGTTGAACTTGTTCATAATTGTGTTTCTATCCACGACATTCATATTGAGGCCATTGAGTGTGTTATAGAGTTCGGTTCTCTCACGAGCTCGTTTTTCGGTGATCCTCTTCACCTTGAGATCCTTCGCTTCATTTAACATAGAGTTTAGAGTGACATTTCGCGTGTTGAACTTATTAAGTAAGACCATTTGGTCACTGTTGGGGAGATTCTTGATGGCGTTCGTGAGGATGTTGCGCTCAGCACCTCTTTTCGCAATTCGCTTGAACTCCTGGACTTTGTTACCTTCAGCTTTGGCATTGTTATATGGAAGATTCCTTTTTATGATATTCTGTTTGTTCTTATTGTTCAACAAATTGAGACCATTGAGATATTCCTTAATCTGTCTGCGAATCTCCTTACGCTCTTCTTCATTTCGCGCATTCTTCAGTTGTCTCCCTCTATTTCGGAGAGTGTTGAGACTTCTTGGGTCAGCGTTATAGTTCTTCAATAAGAGGTTCACATCGGGGGCATTGAGCTTCAATTCGTCCGCGAGGTACAAAGTCAATGTACCTCTATTTCTCTCAATCGTCTTTGCTTCTCTCTCTCGGGCATTATTTTGGAGTTGATTGAGACCGGTCGTATCATCGTTGAATTGTTCCAATAACGCATCACGGTCAGACTTGTTGATGTAGAGGGTATTTAATAAGTTTGAAAATCCCTTGCGAGCAGTAGCTTTGCGTTTAGCGTTGAAATCCTTTTTGTATAATGCAGCAATATTTTTGACTGTACTCAAGTTCTCTCCGTCATCAAGTCTTTTGAAGAATGTTCTCTTTGAATCATTGTTGAAACCCATATTTGTCAGGTATTTATTGAGATCATCCTTTTCAAGTTGCCTTCTCTCTTTGGATCGCTTAATCGCCTTATTGGTTGCTAACTGCTTGATAGAATTCCAATTCGTAAAATAATCACCAAGTTTCGAAGTAATCTCAGTTTTATTTTCAGCTGTCAGGTTTTTAAGAGTATTAAGATATTTATAAAATTCCTCTTTGTCCTTGGCATACTTACCATTCTTTCTCGACTTGTTGATTTCTGCGGCTCTTTTTGAGAGAACATTTACATTTATATTGCTGGAATCAAAATTTCGGAGAATACCATTGATATTATCTTGTGTAAGGTTACTTAATCCACCGAGGACTTTCACGAGTTCTTCTCTCTTTTGAGCTTTCAAAGTGGCAAACTTTTGGTTGGCAAACTTCTTGGCTTCAACTTTGAGAGCGGCTACATTCTCTTGGTTTTTGTTAAGTTTATTGATAAATAGTTGTTGTTCCCCCGTATTGAGGCCTTGTTCATTCAAAAACTTCTTGAATTCTGCGAGTTTTCCGGCTTTTCTGCTAGATTTTTTTTGAGAATTCAAGTTTGTCGCATTTTTTATAATTGTATTCAAGTTTACATTCTTATTAAAGTTGTTATAAAACTTCCGCTTTTCCCCGTTGTTGAGGTTGAGTGTGTTGAGATGTAATTTGAGTTTTGTTATATTTTTAGCTCGCTTTTCAGCAATTTTAGTTTGAAGTCTTTGATTTGCCAAATTCTTTGTAGCGTTAAAGTTGAGATTTTGAGCCATAATATTTCGCTTATTATTGGCATTGAGACCTAATTTATTTATGTAATCTGACTTTGCGCGTTTAATTTCATTCTTTTTAATTTGTTTCTTCTTCTTGGCAATGGCACCAGCTTCATTCATCAATGACTCCAACTTTTCACTGTTCAACTTTTTCGTGAGGTTCGTTATTTCCTCGTTTGTGAGACCGAGTTGTCTTCCTTGATTTGTGAGTACCCCCACATTCGCATTTCTCTTTTGTTGGATGCGTGACGCGAGGATAGCATTCGCTTCTTGTTTGAGATTTGTCAAAGCAACATTGTTATCCACATTAAACCTGTTGAGAACCACCTTTTGATTTTCTGGTGACAATCCCTGTGTCTTCATATACTCCTCAAGCTCATCACGGTCTTTGGCGCGTTGAGATTCAACCATTTGTTTAATCATTGTATTCAACTCACTTCGCAAGCCAACGATGTTGACATTTTCAGCATTCAATCTACGAATGAATGCATTCTTATTCGTATTTGATAGGATTGATCCCTTCACATTTGAGGCGAGTCTCGCCTTATTATTGGTGAGCTTCGAGTTTTGGGCATCTCTGATCATCTTATTAACTTCATTTTGAAGCGATTTAAGATTTGCCTGGTTTGTATTGAATCGTCTCTCAATATTGACCTTCGTATTTTTAGGAATATTCGCAGTTTCCAAGTAATTCATTAAAGTCTTCTTGTTCGCAGCCTTTTGTTCTTGAACTCTTACATTCTTCAACTCTTGTGCGACTTTTTGGAGTGCGTTCATAGTGAGGCTGTTACTATTGTACTTCTTGATCATTGTACCTCTGTCGCCATTATTGAGACCAAGGGTATTGAGGAACTTTTCAAATTGATTTCTCTCATTTTGCTTTTGGGTGGCAACTCTTTGGTTTGAAAGTGATACCGCCTTGTTACGATTCATATTCTTCATGAGAATCTGTTTATCATCTTTTGTAAGACCTGGAAGAGTATTAAGGTACGCGATGTACTCCTTCATTTTCGTATTCATATTTTCCGCGTTTCGAGTGGACTTCAAGTTTTTAGCCTCTTGAATCAATTTGTTCACATTACGATTACCATTTGTAAACTTTTTCATAATGGCATTTTGACTGATCTGGTTGAGACCAAGTTCACCGAGGCGAGTATTAAGTTTTGTTCGAAGATTTTCAATGTTAGCAGAACCCTTGGACTCTTGGAGCTTGAGGGCTTCGGCCTTGATTGAATTGATATTCACATTTTCATTTCTGAAACGTCGCAAAAATTCTTCTTTGTTTTTTTGGTTAATTCCGAGGGGTGTCAAGAATGAGAGAAGATTTTGTGCTGTCGCATTCTTCTTTTCCTCCATTCTCTTCTTGACGAGATCATTTGCCATTTGCCTCATTGAATTGGCATTAGTATTGACGCTAACTTCTTTGATGAGAGTTTCTTTATCTGTGCCATTCAACTTGTTGTAGTTTTGAAGAATATTGCGAAACTGTTCTTGTTTGTTTGCGAGTTTTTGACCCTTCACATCAGAATTGAGTTTTCTGGCTTCTTCAATGAGAGTATTGATATTTGAGCCCTCCACACGAGCCTTGTTTAAGAATAAAGTCTTGTTTACGTTACTAAGACTGGTTGTCTTCAAGAACATATTCATCTTTTGTTCATTTGTACGTACAACGTTAGCCTTATCATCAGCCTTAAGCTGTGCTTCAACACGAAGTTGATTGAATTCATCAGTGGCCATTCGTTGTTTGAAACTATTTCGGTTCGTGTTAGAAATATTTAATGTATCCAAGAAGGATAAGAATTGTGTTTCAGCTTCCTTTGCCTTTTCAGCTTCAAGTACAACATCTTTTCTCTTTTTGGTTCCAACTTTTAACATGTTAAGGAACTTATTTTCACGTTTGAGACCAAGCTGTTTAATTTTGGCAGAAGCCAATTCAAGTGCAAAGTTTTCATTAGTTGGGATTGGTTGAGTAATGTTTGTAGGTGGTAACTGAGGCCCTTGAATGACACCAGTATTTTTGTAGTAACCCGTTCCCTTTTCTCCGGTTCTAAAAACATAACCTTGTTTAGAACCCTTGAACTTATTAGAATTAATAAAGTTCTTATTTTCCTTTTTACCAAATAGACTCGCAAAAAATCCCTTCTTTTCCGTGGGTTGTTTCACCGCGTTTGTAGTTCCACCCAAAAACTTTGGTTGTGCACCTCGCATAAAGAGTCCACCACCTGGGAGTGACAATTTAGAATTTTTTGGTCGGTTCATGGTAGTGTTCACACGGTTCACAGTGTTCACGCGGTTCATGGTAGTGTTCACACGGTTCACGGTGTTCACTCGGTTCACGTTAGTGTTCACGCGGTTCACGTTGGTGTTCACTCGGTTCACGTTAGTGTTCACACGATTCATGTTGGTGTTCACGCGGTTCACGTTGTTCACAAAGTTCAAATTGGTGTTAACATTGTTCACTGCTGTGTTATTCACTGCTGTGTTTACATTTCTGTTAACTGAGACGACCCGCGTCTTTCTCGCAAACTTCACTGGTTCGTGAATTTTCATATATCTGAGGCGCTTACCAATGGCATCAACAATTTGACTCTTCGTCATCTGTTCAACATTCTTTAACTCAACCTTACGAGCAATCCTCTTGAGGTCTGCACGCTTTGTGCTTGCGTCAAAAAGTTGTTCATAATCATTGGGTTTCAATGGTGACTTCTTATCAACGAGGTAAGTCCTACTTGAATTCATCACCAATGGTGGAAGAGGTAACTTGTCGTCCTGAATATCCTGGTACGCCTGACATATTTGGTTCTTTGTTAGCTTAATATCTACCCCCGTGTTGAGCTTAATCAACTTTCTAAGGTTTTCTATATCTGCGTCGGGGTCGCACGCATCCATTTGTTTTATATTAAGTTAACAAAAAAGTAGAGCTAATTATTTAATTGTAGAGTAACCTATATTGTACAGTCTAATCTTATCTTCGTAAGACATCTTGAAGTCAAAAATGTCTGTGTCACCTACATATATTTCAATAATTTTTGTATATTTACTATATTCAACTCTATTCGAGACAGTTGAACGAATGAGGGATTTCACAAATTGTAGTGGATTATCAATATCTTCTTGATAGATCTGCTTTGTCTTAAGTTTGATGCCTGTAATTTCATGTGGCTTCTTACCAAGAAACGGTGTCATTGGAATTTGTTCCTGTGTAGCACCATCCACGTATGTCCTTCCCTCAAATTCACCACACGTAAAAATGAAAGGTATAGCCATACTCATACACACGGCATCAATGACTTTCATCTTGGGGTGGGTATCACGCGAAAAGTACTCGGTTGTTGACGTGTTCAAACAAAATGCAGATACATAAATCTTCATATCCAATTCCTCAAATGTGGGATCACAACCACAGATGTCAACAAGTTTGTTGCGAATAGGACCCATATCAACAAAACCACATTTGTTAAAGAAGGACTTTATGCATATTTTAACAAATTTGGAGACATTCAGATTGAGAGCCACGTCATAAATCTCATCAACGGACATCCCCAAAGCCAAAAAGAGGGCTAAGATTGATCCTGCAGATGATCCAGATATTTCCTTCACATCTACAAGCTTGGATTCAAGCACTTTGAGGGTTCCAATCATTGAGTATATACCCATCGACGCTGGACCCAAAACAAGGTACTTCATCCTCCTATTTAGTAGAACTGAGGAAATTGACGACGCAAAAGCGCGAAGACAACCGCGAAAACGATCGAGTGGGTCAAAGCCGCTGGGAGGCTCGTTTGACCCGATCGGAGAAGTCCACCAGAACTTGGGGGAATAGTCAACAAGAGACCCGGGCTCAACGCCAAAAAGAGTGCCGTCGTGACGATCAAGTCGGTCTTCGTCAAGACGAGACCCATCGCCTTCGCGACGAGACTGTAGACGAGGAAGAAGACGAGGGCGTGGAACATAGTGGCCATTTGGGAGGTCTTTCCGCTTCTGAACTTGAGACTGCGCCCGTCGGTGGTCAAGAGAACACCCGGGCTGAGAGCCAAAAAAAGAGCGGCGGGGATCGCGACTTTCTGGGAGGTAATATCGGGTAGCATGGTTATTATACACTCATATTATTTTGTCTAGTGTGCTCATAAACGAACCTAACCCAATGATCAAATGTAGCACCAATCATAAATTCGTGGCAGAGATCTGTGTCTTCTAAGTAGGTATCCATACGTTTCCATATGTATGAGAGATGGAACTCATATGGAAACCAAACAAAGTCGCACTCGTCGGTGTGCTCGGTGTAACAAAACTCTGCGAAATCTGAAAAGTCACAATCGGTAAGTAGGGCATGCTCAAGGAAACCATCTCTAAGGAGTTGCTGTATGATATCCCAAAGCGCCCACAATTCATCTGAGTATTTGATTTGCCAATCTTCAACACTGAGATGAACATCATCTTCTATTTCTTCTTCATCACTGGGGATGACATCGGTATTGGCACTCGCCTCGTAGACGTACTGACTCCAAACCATCGTTATTACTTATCTTCATTGTCGGGCTTCTCTTTTATCCCAGTTAATGAGATTGAAGTTGACTCCTTCACTTTAATAGTGTCCTGGATGGCGTTGAGGGCTCCCTCCAACTTGGCCTCGTCCCCACCAAAAAACTTGAGGAGTCCCTCACGAATGGCATCCTTATTCATAGTCCCCTTACGGACTGACGTACGAAGGCTGATCTTCCCTTTTCTAAGGTTAATGGTATCAATGCCCTGACCAATCATATGCTTCTTGACTGCCTCCTTCAGTCGTTTCTCTTCTTGGTTGAGGATCTTGATATCAGATTTTGCTTCAGAAAGTTGCTTGGAGAGCTCCACAAGCTTGGCGACGCTCTCGGAAAGTTC